TTATCTTAGGAACAATCCTCTAAATAGTGGGATCAGTAAGATAACCATAGACCATACAAATCCTGCACTCATAGGATACAGAAGAATGTATTTTAGGTAAACGTATTCATTCTGTAAATAGGAGTAATCCCAAACTAACATTTTCGGTAGTGCCGTAGCCATTGCTAGAGGTACTATAACAGGAGCCTTGATAATTCCAGCTCCGCTTAACTCTTCTGCTAGATTAAAATTAGTCATTACTTCAACTACTCCAGTAATCTCATTAAATACAATGGTTCCTGAAGTATGATCAATAGGGTCTGTCTTATTCTCACCTCTCGTGACATTATAGAAACAAGCAGTAGTAATAGAAGTGTCAGGACATGCTCTTCCTGAAAGGCCTGAATAAACGTTACCAGTAGAGTACTCTATTACCTCATCATCTATAATTAACTTATCTTGTTCCAAAAAGAGGAGACCGTTCCCTTTTCTATTCAGTACTCCAACAACAGGAATTGTTGTAGCTGTTGAAGTAATGTTGGCGGATAGAGTAGTAGTAGCTACTCCTTCCTTTCCTTCAGAAAGGACACTAAGAAGACTGCCACATAAAAATACAAAAACGAAAAAGGCTACAGTCTTGTTCATGAGGTAGATCTCACATAGAAGAAGATATACCCAAGAGCTATAATGCCGAGTAGAGCTAGAACGTTTATGAAGGCCAAAGGCACTAGACCTAAAGTAGCTCCAGTAGATAAGGCTATTAAAGCTGAGAATATTCCAACTACAGGACTCCTAGTTCCTCCTCTTACATAGAAAGCAATACCCCCAGCAGCTATAATAACTAGAGGAACACTAAAGAAGGTTTTTGATATTCCTAAGTAGTCCGCAAGGTCGCTCATCGCATTATCAAAAGAAGTACCATCCCAAAAGTTTCTTAAGTTCTCCTCATAACCTTTGTCAAATAATTCGGGTTCTACTATGGGAACATCTACAATACTCTGGAACAGAGTGGGAGCATAAGTTCTCAAATCAGGAATAGCTCCTGAAAAATAGTCCTCTCCGTTAGTTGGTGTTAATCTCAATCCTTCTTCCGCCGTATCTTCTAGTAAGTCTATATTCCAGTTAACCGTAGCTTCGAACTTCTGAGCTAAGGCTCTCAAGTCGATGGTCAGTCTAGCTCTGGTATTAGGACTAGAAATACTGATATCTTCAGTCACCGTAGGAGGATCGGCAAATAATGCTGGATTTCCTTGGAACCTAATCTTTAGTTGAGTAGCTACAGTAATTCCGTCACTATCGTAAAAACTAAAAAGACCATTCTCATATCCAGAGTTCGGAATGGTACTAGAATAAGGTTGTAAAGAGTCTAATTCAGTAGTACCGTCTAGAAGCTTTGATAGGTAAGCTTCTCCTATACTTTCAGCAGGAGTTGTATCGTAAAGAAGCTCGTACTCAACTAAAATCAATAAGTCTCCCGAATTGTCAGGATTAACATCTTGATAAGACTTTACAGATATAATCCTATGCGTGTCAGGAGCAGAAATTGCATAGGATGTACTAGAACCTAATATGAAGGTTATCAAGACTGCTAGAACTAGTAAGCTCTTAAGTATCATAAACTAAAACAGCTGTAGCAATCAGAATTACTATTTGGGCTGCAAATAGTAGAACTACCTTTGTAGTTATCTCGTCTCTTATCTCTCCTGACTTTTTCATTTGATATAGTCCCTCCAGTGTCTTCTATCTCCTTTTATAGCCTTGTTTACAGTAGCTCTGTATTCATCCTGAATTTCATCCTCAGACAGCCTTCTTCTAGAAGTTAGCCATGAGGAAACGAATTCTAGTATCCACATAAGGAACATGCCGAAGTAGATAATAGATAAAACTGCTTTACCTGTCATGGACTGAGAAGCTGCTGTTCTATCAGCAAAGTATATGAATAGTAGAATATTCAGAACCGCCATAACCAAGAAAACAGCTTTCATCTATTCCTCACTCTGTTGAATTAAACCACGTTTCGCAAGTCTCACTGAAGCTTTCTTAATTCCAGGAACCGTAGTGTTTAGGTCTTTAGCAATTTCACTAATGTCAGAGGGACCATTTTCCTCTAACATTGCAATAATAGAAGCCTCGGGGCCCTTAGCGACAATGTCTTTGGCTCTTCTCTTACCCGATGCCGTAAGTGTTAGGATCAAAAACTTCCTCTCTCTATATCAACACTTTCAATGTCGACTCTAAAACTTTTTTCAACAAGTTCTTTAACCTTGCCTGCAGGACCTCCAAAATCTAAGTAGAGATAGTTTGAGCCAGGATAATAAGAACCAACCTCTTCGTTTTCGACAATTAAAGGATACATTATCTCTTCGTGTTCGTCTTTTCGTGGTTGCCCAATTCTAATCATCTTAAATCTCTCCTATCTTCAAGCTAGAAGGTCTGAATCCGAGGATGTTCCAACTGTTATACATTGGATAGTAATTAGGTCCAAAGATTCTCATCTTCCAACTGTCTGCACCACCTCTAATTCTTACTGAGGTAATATGAGACTTCTTATTTGTGAAGCACCTACCAAAGTAATCTATCTGTCTACGAATACGTTTGTCTAACATATCGCGATTAGGGCTAGTCATAAAGATGGTACATTTGTAGTGACGGCTTTGTGCTATGAAGTAACCGAAAACTCTTACTAGCTTGTCGCTTGGAGTACGAGCATCGAAAAGTTTGTAGGCTTCATCAAAGATAAGAAGACTGTTAAGAATCGAGATGCCCATAGTATCTAGAGCTTTCTCAACAGCGTTGCCTACAATAGTATCGTTTGAGTTTTTGGAAATCTTGGTTATAGCATCTAGATTGGCAATAAACTCTCTCTCGTCTAGATAGGTATAGGGACCAAAAGCCTCTGTCATGTCCATGCTAGTACCGATGACTACGGGCTTAATACTATAGAACTCTCTCATTTGATAGGCCATAGCAAGACATGCTAAGGACTTACCTCTACCTTTTTTCCCTTCAAAGAAAGTGATGTTCCTGATAAGGCTACCAAGGGCTTCAGCCTGTTTGTAGAGAATACGTTGTTCTCTAGGAGAAAGAGCTAAAAACCACTCAGGCCATTCTTCTTGCTGGGGGTCTTCTTCTTCACTAGGAACGTTTAGTTTGGGAGCTTCAAGAACTTCAAGTTCTGTTTTGGGAAGGACTAACTGATCACTTAACGTGACGAGTTCTTCGTAAGCCTCTCCGTCACCAGTTTTAGATTTTTCCCTTAACTCTTGAATAAGAGACAGCTCTTCAGCTGTTATTTCATCTTTTGTCAAACTCATAAGTTATCCTATAAAGGAATGTCGTCCATGTCCATATCAGCTTGTCTGGCGTTTAAGAGCTGGACCGCTTCAATACGTCCTTTCCGGTCTCGGGATATCATTCTAGAATCCAAAGACTCTTGGAAGATCTGAATCAGACTCTTCTTCCTATTACTATCCGAAGCGGCGTCGATCAGAGACATACGAACCATTGGAAGGATCATTCTTGTAGGAGTCTCTGTAATCCTTACTAGGTCAGCTCCTGCTTCCTCAAACAAAACCTTAAATGCTGCAGGTTTTGCATCCTCTTCGTCACCTGGCATTGCCCCTTGAGGCAGTTGTGGTATCATAAACTATACTCCTATTACCTTGGCGATACTTTCTACTTTACCTAAAACAATCCAAGCAAGATAACCTACGGCTACAATACCTAGGAGAGATCCTCCGGCAATATACATAGCGAGATTACTCTTAGATAAACCTCTTGTCTCTCCAATTGCGTCATGCGCGTCTTGCCAAGTTTGTTTCAACATCGCTTCATCTGTCATATAACGAATAGCTCTTGCTGTAACGATAGACCTCTGAGAACTGGGATCTACAGGTTCAGGTCTATTTCGAACAAAAAGACTCGTAGGTATAGGTTCCTTTACCCAGTTAGGAAAACCTGGAGGCCAAGAATGCCAAAACATTTTCGATGGATGTATTACATAGTCTCCGCCATCTATCTTAGATCTTACCTTGTCGGGACTATTATCGCCTTTCTCAATGATAAGTAGTTCGGTAGTAAATTCTCTGTTAGGCTCAAAGAAAAATGCAAATACCTTGTTCTTAGAAGACCTTCGAACCCACATGATCATTATCATGGAGGTTACTGCTAGAAGAATAAAACTGATTCCACCCATAACAGCGAAACTTTTTACCAGTGTTAATAGCAGATCCATTATCACCTACCTACTAATAGATTCTATGTCTACCCTTCTAGGTTTCACTCCAAATCTTTCAAGAACTAGATTTTCGATATCTTCGGTTGTACCTATCTCTTCACCGTAATCAACATAGAGGTAACCATCTTCAGGGTCGTAAGCTCCTACTTCTTTACTCCCTTCGAATATTGGGTATTCTACATCTACGTCGTTACTATTAGAATACTTATGATATCTAGGAGAACCGAATTTCAAAGCCATTATTATCGTCCCTCCTTTGTACTCTTTCAGGGTAGTTCGATATCTGACCCGCTAAATCGTTTCCAGTACCTTCAGCAGGAGCATGCATGAAGTTCTTTATAGGTTCAGTATAGACACCTCTTGCATCTGCCAATTTAGCTTTGACAATTCTGGTAGCTTGTCCTTGATTTCTTGTAGGAAGATTAAAAACTTGTCCATCATCAAGGCTTTCAGCTATAGAGTTCGATTTAGCCTCATCTTGATAGGGCCCTATTAGAATATCTCTTCCAGCTGAGTTCCTACCGTAGATCCACTGAAATACTTTAGGCATAAACAACCTCTTGAATAGAGACAACAAGTTGCATTAAAACTGTACCTCATTAGATCGAGATAGCCATGTTGACCACTCATCTAGAGTTTCTTCATCTACTCCAAACTCTGAGTTTCTGACATACAAAAAAGCTGCTCGAGCATCCTTTACTATTATAGTTCCTTGAGGAGCAGTTAAAGTGAAGGCAATATTGTCCTCTCTGAAAGGAGGCCAGATAGTAATCCATATTTCTTCTTGCAAGAAACTAACGCCCTTAACCCTAGCTCTAGTACTCACACGTCTTATCTCCGGATCGTCTTCGAAAGGCAACCTACCTGAAGTCTTAGGTCTTGGTTCCTCTTCGGTAGCTATCCTAACCTTCTGCTTCTGAGCTATCTCTGCTTTCGTTTCAGTCTGTAGTCTAGTATCAATATCGGAACTCAAGTTTGTATTAAACTCGAATCTTCCGAAAGGGCTCTTAGGGAAAAGAGGTTTAAGCAAAGACTCTCTCTCTTCCTTAACTTCTGTTTCTGTTTCTGTGTCTACCTCGAAATCATCTCCAACTTCGATTTCCGGAAAAGTGGGAAAGGAAGTTATAACCTCTGGAGTAGTAGTAACTGTAGAGGTTTCCTCAAAAGTAGAAGGAGCTTCTAAAGGTGTAACTGTAGACACTTCTATAGGAGAAACTATAGGAGATAGAACTTCATTAGGAATTGCTTTATCCCGTAAAGGTGTTAAGGGTATAGGAGTCGTAAACTCTCTAGGAGCAACAGTAGGAATAGTTGGAGAAATTATAAAAGGACTTATAAATGGGATTAAAGGTCTGGTCCTTTCAGGTTCTAAAGTTCTAGGTTCAGGCTGTATAGTTCTGGTTCTAACTTCTTCTGGAGTTTCAGGACTTATTACAGGTAAAGAGGGAGATAGAAGAGGACTACCTGATGAATCTCTTTCAGTAGGAGGAATATCTATAGGAGCATCAGGTCTAATAGAAGGAACGAAAATTGAAGGGACAAAAGTATGAGGAAGAGTTTCAGGCCTATCGATTACCCTTGTAGCGGAAGCCAGTCCTAAAGGAGAAGATAAAACTATTTGAGGTGCCTCAACTACATTTATTGGTGGTAGTTCAGGTAAAGAGAAAGGGTCTATACTTACGCGACTTCTCGGAAAGTTCTTAGTTATAACATCTCCAGCTACTTCGGATAGAGTTCTACTAGTTCTTCCTGAGTATCCTGAATCTCCTGGAAAGGGACCTTCAGGAAAATCAGGTCTTATGGGACCTATCTCTCCTCCAAAATAATCGATACCTCTGTTTATACCATAACGGTTAATATCAGAAGGAGAGAGGGCTACTCTACCAGTACCCAGAGCATATAGTTCCTTTGCTGTAATTATTGGATGACGAATCGGAAAAACTAAATCACTTACCCCTCCAGTAACTACATCTTGTAGTCTTACCCTGAAACCCTCTCTGATTGTACCGCTAGCAGTCCTATATAAACCTTCTAGACCTTCAGCAATTACACGTACTGCTCCTTTAGGTCCGTTAATTATTACGCTGAAAGAACCTCTCGCGGCAGATTCAAGACCTTTTACTGCTGTCCTTCCTACAGACCTTGTAAAGTCAATAACTGCCTTATCAGAGGCTTCTATCATGAGGTCTTGCTGAACTTTTGTTACGGTTGAAGGTTTACTAAAGTAACGTACAGCTCTAGGACTGCTTACCTCTATACCTTCTATAAGCTCTTTGGCACTTCTGAAAGTTCCTCTTAGATCAGAAAAAAGTTCAGTTACAGGTGTAGTGCCCTTTTTCAATAGAACTCGTGCTGCTTTAGGACCAGAACGGGCTATAGATATAATAACAGCGTCAGGAAGAGCATTGGTTCTATTGACAGCTCTAAATAATGTATTTAAGGTAAAGTATTCTGAACTAGGGCCTTCGAAGATCTTGACCTCTCTAATAGCTGCCTGTTCTGCAGCAATTCTTTGAGCAACTCTAACTGTTCTACTAACGCTTTTTGTAGCTACTGTTATCGGAGTTGCAACAGTAGCCTTTAAAGCGGTAAAAGGTAGTTGAACAATACTTTTTGTAAAGCCTGTTCCTAAAGTTCCTACATTGCGTGCTGCTATTGCCGCTCTAGTACTAGGAGTAAGATTCTGCACTGTTGCAGTTGCACCTCTACTAGATCTGGCAGCTGCACCTAAGAAGGGAAAAACTATTAGAGCATCTAAAGCAGCACTTCCCGAAAGCCAGGCTAGTTCCTCTCTAGAGAAACCATCTTGGCCAGATCTTATTGCATATCTTACAGTTCCTACAACAGGAATAATATCCATTGCTACATTCGCTAGCGTACTCCAAAGACTGGTAGGTGCACTGAACTGAATATCTTCAGAGTTAAATCCTAACTGTTCTAATTGTTCTGTTGGTACTCCTCCTTCTACTGCTGATCTAAGATGAAAATTTCCTTCAGAATCGGTATATGCATTTACGACTTCAGCTAATCTTACAGATTCCAAAACTTCAGTCTCGTCGAATCCAGCTTCTAAGAGCTCCATCGACGTAACTCTGTTTTCTGAGAGAGCTAAAGTTATATTATAGCTTTCATCATCTTCTACTCCGATCTTGTCAAGTATTTGCTGAACGAAGCTAGGAGCTTCGGAAGACTGCTGATCAGTCAGACTAATTAGACCTAGAGTCTTAAAAACCTCGTCTGGAATGTTTCTGTCTCCTGCTGCTCCTTCGTAATCAATGGAACCATCAGATTTCCAATAGTTTCTAAGAGCTACTATAGCAGAAACATGTTCGGGATCATACTCTGCAGCTTCTAGAGTTTGCAGACTAATATTTCCTAAAATAATATTTCTAGCTATATCTAGCTGACCATCATTTCTCCGTAAGGCTTCTAATTCTCGAACAGCAGCTATTCTAGGAGAAAGTAATAGGCCAGACTGTATAGCATCCTCACTAATATCTAACTCCCTAAAAGCATTTAAGACTTCTTCGCTTGGCGTAGTGGATAGAGTTATTTGACCTTCCTCAGAGATAAGCCCTCTAGAATTTAGAACTTGAAGAGCTTGAATATCTTCGGAAGAAACAACCTTAGCTTTTTGTAGTTCTAAAATACTTCCACCTAGTCCAATATACTTAGAAGCATCAAAGCTATCATCAAAACCTATCGTATTTCTAGCTGATACAACTTCGTTAGCCTCTCTGATAATATCCGCAGAGATGTTTAGACTTCTTAGCTGATTAAAGCTGGCGTCGGCCTTGACTGCTCCGAATACATCGATAACACCTTCTGGAGATATGAAGTCCTTAAGGTCTACTGTAGCGTTACTAAACTCGCTAGAGTAGCCCGCTAATACAGCCCTTTCAGTATTACCAGTCTCCTTCAGATATTCTGTTATAGTCTGAAACCTATTTATCTCTTGAATTGCATCTAGTTTGTCAAGAGAACTCTGATCAGCCTTCAGGTCTACTAAGATTTGCCTACCACCTTCTATAGTAGCTAGCTTATTTAGCTCTACAGAGCCCTCTGATGAAAAGGCATCCAAACTTTGTAGTGTAAGTATTGCTTCAACATACTCTGTCTGATAGCCAGCGTCTAATGCAGTTTGTCTGTCTCCTTCTTCTAATAAGAAAGACCTCAAATCTCCATCTATGAGCTTTAAAGCATCGAACTTTAGAAGTATTTCTGGAGATATGCCTAAAGTGACTAAAGAATCTCTATCAGCGGTCTCTAGGTTGATACTACCCTCATCTGTTAGAGAGTCGGAATTCCTAAGGGTTACAAGAGCTTCTATTTTCTCTCTATCTAAGATTGAAGACAAGAGGTTCGGATCATTTCCAGAAGCGACTACTTTAATAGGATCTATACTTCCTTGAGGAGTCCAAAATTCCTTTAGGGTGGTAAGAGTTCTAATTGCTTCGGGATCCATTACCAGAGAAAGTTCTTCAGGAGTGACTCCTCCTTGTAGTGCCTTAATAGCTACTGAACCTTCTCCTACGGTAAAGGGTTCAATATTTTCTAAGGCTCTGACTCTTGCAGCTATTCCTTCAATAGTATCAGGAGATAGTACTCCAGAAAATAGACCTCTCTCAGACGCAAACTCTATAAACTCTCCTTCTGGGCTTAGGGTACCTCCTTGAAGTGATATTATTCGGTCTTCTAATGTTTTTATAGTCTCCTGGAGATCAGAGGTATCATCTCCTCTTACTACTGCTTCTCTAGCAAGAGCTAGGAAACCTTCTCTTTCACGGGTTAACTGATCTACACTAGCTGAAATATCTACCGTTCCAGAAGTCAGTCCAGCAGACTTTAGAACATCAAGCCCTATCCCTTCTTGTATTGCTTTAACTGTATCAATACGTCCTTTATCATCAATGAATTCCTTTACGGTTTCTAAAGATTCGATATAATCAGTATCGAAACCAGCATCTATAATGGTTTTAGAGGGAACACCCTGACGTACAGCTTGTACTGGACCTCCATGAGTATCGATAATACTCGTTGCTCGAAGTCTTGTTTGAGCTTGATCAATAGCATCTTGATCAAATCTTGTAGACAAGACCTCTGGTGAGTAGGAATTGAGAAGAGAGACTAAGTCGTGTTCCTCACTCTGCTGTAAAAAATCATCTAGAGGAACAGAAGAAAGAGGTAATACGGATTCGATTTGCAGAGGAGTGTAACCTTGACTCTCGAGAACCGTTCTAGCACCTAAGATTGAAGTCTGTCCGGTACCGACACTAACATTATCTATGATGACATTGATAGTATTATTCGAAGAGGTCGTGTAAGTAGGTTCTATAGGTGAAGTATCAATTCCTAACTCTTCAGGAGTCTGAATTACTTCACCTGAAGGAGCTAGAGTACCTCCCTGTATAGATATAATCCTTTCTTCTAAGGAGGTAATCTGTTCCTGGAGAGCTGTGGTATCCTGGCCAGAGTCTAAGGCTGTTCTAGCTTGTTCTAGAACTTCTTGTCTTTGAGCCTCAAGCTCCTGAATATTGGTAGAAGTACTAATTACTAAACCTCTCCAAACACCACAACCTTGGAAAACAAAAAGACAAGGCGAGAGATTTGAAGTCCCTCACCTTGTTTCTAGAGGAGTAGCCCCGACTTCTAGTTCCCTCTCATCCTCGACAATCCCATGAACATGCCAACTACGACGAGTATCGCTAGTACGATCGGAATAATGTCAATAATGGCAGATTCCGCTTCGGACCAGCCAGAGGTATCTTGAGCAAGGATGATTTCTTTAAGGACCACAAAAGCTATCGTCCCTACAAGCCCGGCTACCAATGCATTGATAACTGCGTCTACCATATTATCCTCGTTAGTTTGAGAGTGCCCGGCCAATAGACTTACTTACTGACCGGGCCACTATAGTTGTTAGCCTCTCATCCGAGTCAGACCCATAAACATACCAACCACCACTAAGATGGCTAGAACGATGGGAATGATATCGATGATCGCTGACTCTGCTGAGGTCCAACTAGAAGTATCCTGGGCCGCGACCACTTCTTTGATAACCACGAAGGCTATCGTTCCGATAAGACCTGCTACTAGGGCATTGATTACAGCGTCTACCAT